TTTACCTATCAACTCTGCTGCTTTTAATATCTTTGGCATATGTGGTTCTATCATATCAAGAACCCTATCCATAAGTTCACCATATGATTTGAAAAAGTCTTTGACTGCATCACCAACTGGTTTCATCAATTTTTTAGTAAAATCTACAACCATACCAAACCATTTTTTTATTGGATCTATGATTTTCTGTACTAACGGACCAATAAATTTACCTACATTTTTTCCTAAAAATCCACCAAGAGCATTACCAATTAAACCACCAATAGGACCTGCTATTTGATTACCTATCACTCCAAGACCTATTGCACCTGTTGTTGCTCCTATTGATCCACCTACTGCTGCTGATTGTCTAAATTCGTCATCTATACCATCATCTTCCATTATATCATTAAATGCCATAAACCCTTGTGCTATACCTACCCCTGCTTGACCCAAGAAATTACCACCTAGGAATTTACCTAGATTCATAATACCTTTGCCAACTAGACTTAGCATACTGGTAAATCCTTTCACCATCAATGCAGGATTTTTTAATATTTTCAATCCTAATGCAGTAACAACTCCCGCTGTTATCAACCTCATAGCACCTTCAATTCTATCTAAGAAAGACTTATCTTCACCAAATAATTGATTCCACGACTTTCCTATCCAACTTACAATTCCAGACATCAATCCCCATACTGCCTTGAAAAATCCTCCTATCCGTTGCATTGCAAGAGTTAATTTTTCTTGGTTTTCTTTATTACCTAACCATTTAAGAGCAGCAAAGGTCATAAGACCTGTAAACAACTTACCTAACCATCCAAAGAATGTTGGTGCTGCTTTTGCCATCAATGCACCAACTGCTAGACCAATACCCATTTTATTACCTTTCTTCATCTTACGAGCATTTGCTCTATCAATCTCAAGTTGATTTCTTCTCGATATTTCCTGCATTTGAGCATTCTGTTGTGCTCTCGCTGCTTGTACTGCTACACCTATACTATTAACTGTTATCCCTAGGGAATTAATTGCTTTAATGGTTGTGGAAAAACTTGACCCCGATACTTGTTTACCGCCAATCGAAATCTTTGCACCCTCATCTTTAGGTGGTGCAATAAATTTATAAAATCGTATGGTCTTCTTTTCTGCCATTAGTAAACTGTTGCCTCATTTTGATTGTGTGATACAAGCACTTCACCACCTGTAACAACAACAGGTTGGTTTATTGGTTGAACTATCGTTACACCAGTTCCACCATTATTCACTATATACTCTTTGTCATTCTTCAAATCATTTACATTGATAGTACCATTACCACTATTTATTTCTTTAGGGTTAACTGTGTTACTTAAAATCTCTGCTTGCTCTGCGGGAGGGAATATCGTAGGATATTGCTTATCTAATGGAAGTATATTCTTATTATATTTTCCTCTAGGTTTTATTTTATGGTTTCTATATGCCTGTGCTACAAGAAATGTAGATGATGAGTCCATCATACCTAAAAGTGGGTTAAGACTACGATGTTTTCTAGCATCTATTAACTCACCTATTTTATCACCAGGTTTTACCCTTGTTTTATGGGCAACAGTAGGTTCCACATTTCTGTAGTTAATATCTGGATTTTCACCATCACCCTCAATAATCATCCCTGCCTTTAAATATCCTTTTTTGTGATAATCATACTGACGTATCTTACCTGCTTTTATAGCAAAAACGTCTATTGGGAAACTTTCTGGATTTCTAGGTCTTATAACCATACCATTTTTTAACCCTGTCCTATCTTTAATAGGTTCTGCATCTCTATCTAAGAATCCATCTTTTAATGGGAATTTAGCAGCAAGTTCTGCTGTCTGAGTTTCGTTTTTTTGTGCTGTTTGTTCTGCTATTAGTGTTTGTTCCTTTGCCTGTAATTGTGCTAGATATTGTTTCTCTTTCTCAATACGTTCTGAGACAGAAAATCTCCATTTTGCCCACCAAGGTCCTCTATAGTCTTCACCTTCCTCTTCTTGAATTTTTTCTAGCATTTTTATCTTTGCTAGACTGTCTGCTACAGTTAAAGATTGATTTTCTACTCTTCTGTCTATTTTATCTTGATCGTCACCTAAATTTAATAAATTTGCAGTACTATTAACCAATCTCTTACCAGAATTGACTAATCTAACTAAGTTATACATCGCTTCCTCTGCCCAAGGACTATTGATTATTTCATTAATCCTTTGTATTCCTGCATCTATAAGGGGTTTAAATATTTCTTCCAGTTTGACGAAAAGTGGTGCCAACCCTTCATTCCATAGGTCTGCAAACGCTTGTGTCACTCCACTAAAAAATTTCTTGAAGATCTGGAAGTACATTCCAAATGCTCTTTGTATAGGTTTGAACAAAGGTGTTATAGCATCACCTAAGAAAGCACCTATCTTATCTCCAAGAAATGATCCTACAAATTGACCAACAATAGGACCAAATGGACCAAGAATAGGTGTAAGTAGTGCTGACAATGCCAAACCACCAATAACAGCACCTGCACCACCTCCAACTGCGTTTTGCATTGATTTACCAGATGCTAATCTGTTTCCAAATGAGAATGCACCTGCCAATACTGACATTCCTCCACCTTTGAGAAACTTACCACCCACTTTCATAAATTTGCTACCACCACCTCGTAGAAACTTACCTCCCCTTTGTAAAAATCTACCACTCCTCACTTTTGCCAAACGTTTCATACGAAGGAGTTTTCTGGCACGTAATTGTTTATTTAATTGTCTCTGTCTTACTATTCTTCTACCTTCTGCAAATTTAGATCCAGGTTTACGATATTTGAACGCTTTATAAAATTTCTCTAATTTTTTATAGTCACCAATTAATTTCCAAGGTCGTAATATTCTAGTTGCTAAAAATAATCCTCCAATACCACTGACAATTTTTAAAACTGCCATAAGTGGACTCTTTGTTCCAAGTCCATCAAGTATTAGTCCTATGCTTCCTGTGGTTACTTTGTAGAGAGTTTTGAACCACCCACCTATGACTGCTAGTCCTATTCTTAGATCATTTCTTTTTCCAGGTTGTTGTAAGAAAGTTAAAACACTCCAACCAAGAAATGCTTTTGCTAACCACTTTAGGGGTTTTAAAAGTGCTTCTACCCACCCGATTTTCTTGGGTGCCTTTTTGATTCCTTTTTTGGCACCATCTTCGATGTCTTTTTTGTCTAGATCTTGTTCGTACTGCTCTTCTGCCTTCCTATCTAGTTCTAACTGTCTCTTACGATCATTCTCTGCATTGATTAGACTTCCCTGTGCTGCTGCCAAGTCATCAACCATTAACTGACCAATATCTGCCACAGCAAAACCCATCCTGTTGATAGCAAAATTTAGAGTCTTAACAGGATCTCCTTGCGGTCCACCTGGGGTGGGTGCAAGAAACTTTTTAATCTTTAATGGTGATGCTGTTTTTGCCACTTACAATGATTGGTGTTGTGCGTTCGCTTGTTTCTGACGTGCTTCTTCCTCACGAAGATGTCGTATGAGCATATTTACATAGACATCCCTCTCCCAAGGCATCATAGATTCTAATTCAGTCAGACTATACTTGTGATGTTGCATCAATGCAAAGTTCACTTCATATAGATTCATCAATGTATCGTGTGAGAGGGCTATGCGAAAAAACTTGCCATCCCCTCTAATAACATCTCACTTTTTTTCTCAGTCTTAGGATTGAAAACTTCAATAGTATGAGATACTTTAGGCATTGTCTCAAAGAAAGATTGTACTTTTTGAAACTGCATATTATTCATACCTTCAAAGAAACTTATGAGTTCTCCCTTCTTGTATGCTTTTGCGTTCTCTACCTCTTCACCGTTAGCGATTTGGTCTACGCAATCTGCTGCAAGTTGGAAAATGTCATCAAGTTTAGGTTCATCTGCTAAATTATTCTTCACAAATGTATCAATAGAAGGATACTTCATTACAAGTGTGACATCATCAGTAATTTTTATTTTATTTGTATGGTTATCAGGAACAACAACCTCAACTTCCTCAAGATTGACTTCAACATCAACTTGTGTTTCATTATCATCAGGAGCAGTCACTTTAAACTCACTGACTTCACCTACTGACTTAGCACGAATGCGTAAGAACAAATATTCAATATCAAATGTAGCAAGTGAATCTACCTTCTTTACACTCGTACAATTTTTAATAATTTCTTTTACTGCCTTGATCATTTCCTTTTGATCTTGAGATTCCATTGCCATATAAAGCAATTTCTCTTCACGAACTAGGAATGGACGATATGTTACCTTTTGACCAAATGGTAAGGTACATTCATACTCAGGGACCACGAGGGTCGGTAATGGCATTGGCATAGTTTTAAATTCAACTCAGTATATAGTTATTTAGCACTCTAACTTAGGATCACCTTCTCATCTGTAAATACATCAACGTTCCAGTCTCCTGCTGTTTTCAGTAATGCTTCCATACGTAATCTTTCTACTCTGAACTGAACATCTAGTTTCATTAGTTGTTGAGGTCCATTGTTAAATTTCATTGTACTTACATTAACTGGGAAACAATTAAATGCAGTCCATACTGCTGTTGGTTTATTTAATCTAGTCTTTCCCACTACCTTTCCGTTATTATCTATTGCTCTTAGCACCTCATTAGAACCACTTTCAAACTTTGTTATCTCTATGTCTGCCACATAGTCATCATAAAACATAGTTCTATTATCACTATCTCTGCTGATTATTTGGATCCAACGATCAAAAACATATCTTGTCCACTGATTTCTTGTAACTAAGAATTGTATGTTCATCTCTTGTGGTTGCTGTTGTGTAGCAAACTTTCTTTGAATACCAAAGTTCTGAACATCTCCTGTCATCAATGCTCTTGATGGTATCATCACCTCATCTGCAAGATAGTCTATTGCATCTGTCCACTCTCTTAGTTCTATTGTTCCACCAGGACTTAATTTATTATCAGGTCCTGCAAATACGAAACGTGGAGTATCTATGTGTACCTGAAAGAGATTAGTTCTCGTAGGTTCATATGCTCCTGTTCCTATAAAATTTTGAAAACCTCTAAAATTTCTCATCTTTTTAGTGCTAATTGAGTTGTCATAGGTCTGTCTCTACCATCTATAGTTACATAAAATTGTTCTAAGGGCATCAAACCTATATCTGCCCAGTCGGTTTTTGGTATGTCTAATAAAGCACCACGTACTCTACTCCTCAAGTATTTATGCACGGTAATGGCAAAAACGTCACTCGATATAGATTTACCCATTACCAATGCTTCACCCATCGCTGTACGTTCCAATGGCATCACGTAATGTAAGTTAGCACCCCAAAAATGAGTAGCATCTTCATTCATAACATACACCAATGGAAAAGCATCCCAGTGATACATTTTTTCTTTAAACTTTGGGTTTGGATAGTCAAAGAACACCATCCTACCTATCTCTGGTTGAACGTAAGTATTGAGAGCAGTTCTTAACCTGTTTCTCCACCACTGTTTAGTTCTACCACCAGTTTGTTTCTTTTTTATGTCGGTAAAGGTGCTCATACTTGTAACTCTTTCTCCGTTAGTATCATAAATACCATTTGACGATCCTTACAATATTCTCTTGCTGCTTTCCACTTTGCATCGTTGACAGCGTATGTTCTTACCTCATTCAAATATTTCTTTGTACGTCGCTGTTGTTTCTTAGGTGTCTGTGTCTGTTTAAGAGGTTTGACCTCGATAATAAGTCTCGTCTTCCCCCCAGTTTTGGTCCTTGCTCTGACGTAAAAATCTGGAAAGTAACGATGAACCCTACCATCCACAGGACTAATGTACGGGATAATAATCTCTTCACTACCCCATTCCTCTACGTTTATATTGCGGTCGCACCAAACCATAAACTTTCTTTCCCATAAACTTCTATAAATAATGTTAGTAGGATCCCCTTTATATTTTCCAGGGTAACTTGGTTTGAATTTTCCTGAGTAACTTTTAGTCATAAACAAATGCCATTAGTATATCCTAGATCAATAACAGGTAGTTCTCTCGGTATCTCAAGAGGAGATTCTTTCGAGACTGCTTTCGTTGATTACCTACAGATCAAAATATATAGTTCCGAAAAAGGAAATCCATATACTTACATCGGTCAAGGTAGTGGAACCAACTCAAACTATGGAGAAGGTCAAGTCCTTGGAGGTGGTGGAGAAGCAGAAGGAAGTATTAACGAAACTATTTATTTATACCTACCTCCACAATTAAAAGAGTCATATTCTACACAATATCAGAAAACTACTGTTGGTGCTGCGGGTATGGCAGCACTAGACGCATTTGCTAATGCAGCAGCAGGTCAGGAGCAAAGTTTGATAGACAAGATTCAAGATACTGCTAAAGGTGTAACTCCTCAATTTGTTATGGATAAAATTGGATCTGCTGTGGGTACTGTCAACAGTGCTATAATGGGTTCTGGTAATGCAGGTAACTTAGATGCTAATAGTGTTGCTGCGTTGACTAAGAGAAAAATATTCAACCCATATCAAGAGACAACATTTCGTGGCACAAACTATCGTTCTCATACTTTTACTTTTCAATGCCAAGCAAGAAATCCAAGAGAAGCACAAGAACTGTTCCGTATAATTGCTGCACTTCGTAAAGCAATGCTACCTGGATTGCAAGATTCAACAGATGAAGATCCAAGTGCAGGTAATGGAATCGCTGATGATGTTGAAGGGGAAACTAATCAAAACCTAGTCAACGCAGCATTTAGAGGTGGTGCAGCAGGATCAGGTCGTTGGTTAACTATACCTGATTACTTTAGACTAGATATTATT